CACTTCTTCTCCATCACCAAAGCTACTCTACCCACAACTCTCACTTCATCTTCTTCGACTGTTAGAGTCGAACCGTTAAAGCTGATCGCTAGTTTCTTACCTGGTAAACGCTGAATGTCGTTTAGGGACAGTAGGCCGTCCATATCCACTAAGTAAGTGCCGCAAACTGCTTGGCGAGATTCTTTATTAACTAGATACGTATTCTGACCATCTTTAATAGCCATCACATTTACAACGCCAAGTTCATTTAAGAGGGCTTTATCAAAAGACAACACGCCTCTGTTCTTGAGCTTTCCATCTTCGACAGCAAAACAATCTATATCAAAAATCAAAGTCTCATTTTCGAACTTGTTACGATGTGAGTTCACTTTTGAGTTTGTGAAAGGCTCGCCTTCATCTAGTAATAACCAATTAAGAGATACGCCTAGCTTCAAATGAGCTCTGATCGCAATCTCATGAGGTGTGAGATCTCGCTGGCGCCACGTTGCTAGCGTTGATTTAGGGATGCCAAAAATCGCAGCAAGCTCTTGTTGTTGCTCGGTTTCTGTGACTTTCATCAGTTTTTTAAGAAAATCCTTACCACTTACATAGTCAGGAGATTCGATTTTTAGTTGATCAGATTGCATTATCGATCCATAATCGCTTTGTCGATTCGGGTGAGCGGCAACTCAATAGCCCGAAGTAATACATTCAATAACATAACAGGATATCACTATGCTCTCATATCAAGTAGTCCTAAATACGCCTTTCATGACGTATGACCAATACTCTCATTTTTCTGGAATGCCTAAGCGCACCATCATGGATTGGGTAGCCGATGGCCGCTTACCTATTAAAACTAAAGCAAAAGGTAAAGAAACTCCCCTCATCAACATGATCGCCTTAGTAGAAATGGCGACTCGTGAGGCTATGGAAAAGTTGGGGTAGGCCGTCATGCGTTTATCTTCCCTAATTCCAACCAAAGAGTATTGCCCGTTATGGCTCAATGTTCTTGGTTGGGGCTTCGTTTTCGTCCCGTTTGTCTTCAATTGAGTATTGGTTATGAACGAGATTGACTCAATGTGCGAATTCCGTGGCTCTAAACAAAAGGCATTTAACGAAGCGTGTTGTGCATTTGCGAACTCGGAGAACATGACTAAGTTAGCAAAGGCCGTCGATATGAATTCCACAATGCTGCGTAACAAGCTCAACCCAGAGCAGCCGCACATCCTTACCAGTGTAGAACTTGTGATGATCACCAAGGCGAGTGGCAACTTCACCATTCTTAATAGCCTTTTGCTTGGCCTCGGTGTGGTGACCGCACAAATTCCCAATGATGCGAGTGAAGAAACCTTCATCAAACGCGCATTAGAAAATGCAATGCACTCTGGTGACTTGTCTCGTATGGCTTTAGAACATGCAGGACAAGATCGCCTTAGTCGCACGAATAAACACATCATTATCCAAAAGGCACAGGCGGGTATTAGCAACCTTGTGCTTCTTATCAACGATATAGAAAGCCGCACAAAAGGCGTTTCCCCATTCTTAGCCATGAGTGTGGATTTGGTCGCTAATGGTTCGGCTATTCCCGGCTTAAGTTAGAGGAAAATAGTATGTCAGTTGCAACAGTCGAACATTCAAACCTAGATGTACCACCGCTAGAAAACCCATGCCCTGATTTACCTTGTTGGTCTTTGAACCGAGAGCAAAAAGAACGTGGCCTTTCAGCATTACAACGTACGCGAAGAGAACTTGGCGAGCGCCAACTAAAGCCACTTCGCTCAAAGCGTGAAGAGTTACAAGCTCAGTTTTCTAAGAGCAATTGCCGCGCTGAACAAATGCGCATTTCACGTGAAATTAACCGAATTGATGCCAACGCACAGGATGTACTTTCGCGCTGGTCTTAACCCTGTTACACCCAAGAAAACCTAACCACTAGGCATTATGCCAACACCTTTTATCCCTCTTTGATTTTAAGAGGGAGGGTTTTTTATATCCAAAATTTGAGGAATTGATGATGAGCAATATTGAGGAACACCTATTTAGTCCGTCTTTTAACCAAATCGCTGAGCGCTTTAACTCAAGCAATCAAGAGCAGAAACACCAAGTTTTGATTCAGCTCGATGCTATCGCAAAGAAGCAAGAACCTATCGCAACACACCGCCCACAAGAAGAAGTCTTAGCTGATATTAAAGAAGCAATGGAAGGCGATCGAGCTCGTGTGTTCTTTGGGTATTCATTTCCAAGCTGGTACCGCAACGGTTCGATTGAGCAAGTTTCACAGCTTCACCATTGGGCGAGTTTAGATATGAGTAACCGCCATCTATTTCTTGAAATGCTTGGCTTGCGTGACTTAGGCCATTTTGATGATGAAGCGTTATATCAATTCGAGCAGTTCTGTTTATCGGCTGTGGGGGCGTGAGCATGAAATTACATGAAGTAAAAACCCAATCAGAGTTCTTTAACGAGGTTCGTTTAGGTCGTAAAACGGCTGAAATTCGAGTCAATGATCGTAACTATCAAGCAAACGATGTGTTGATACAGCACGAAATTGATAACGAAGGAAATAAAACGGGTGCGTCCCTGGTTCATGAAATTACTCATGTACTTCAAGGCAGTCAGTTTGGTTTAAGCAAAGAGGTATGCGTTCTTTCTCTTTCAAATTCATCTCACTTAAACAGTGTGATTTTGATGGGCCATTTACGAGATCGTTTAGTTGAAGCTGCCGACTGCATGGAAGCGGGTATTGATGTGGTTCGTGAGGCAGGACTCACGACCGCTGATCTAGAAAGGCAGATTAAAGACTCACGTTATTTTGCTACAGAGGCGACGACTTTACTTAAAAAGTTAGGGGAGGAGGCAGCATGAGCACTATCTCTGTTTATCAGAAAGATTTGAACCACGCATTGCGTTCAGAAGGGTTTACTACTCGCAAGATTGAACAGTTCATGCGTGTTTTCAATATCACAGAAACTAGCCAGGGCGATGTGCTGAGCTTGGACTCTACTCGAGCATTACTTGTGAATGTCAACGGTACTGAACAGGGACTCTGTTTAGAAGATTTCATTACCGCTTGGTGGGCTTTTTGGATTGTGGTTTACAACACAGCTTCTGACCGAGATATCGCAAACCAAGCCTTAGGCGCCGTTCGTGCGCTGTTCTTTGTGTCGGCTTGTAATAAATCCACTTCTCAAACTACTCAAATGCAAATGTGGTGGCGCGATATGGCCGATGAACATGGCTACCCAACTGTGGAGGCTTGCTGATGCTGAGTTATGTAGCGGTTGCCCTGAACAGCGGTGGTGGTGTCGTTCGCCACGATGAAACCAACGAAGTGAAGAACGTGTTGCTTGGTGAGTTTGAGTCACCAGAGCCTGCCATTGATACAGCTTGCGAGTTGTTCAACTGCCAGCACGTTTTGAACGGTGTGATCATCAAAGGTAATCACACCGGTGGCCACATGGTTATGGATACACAGGAGTTAGCTGCGTTATGAAGTTAAACAAGAAAGAGCAGCAAGCCATTGAGCATTTGCAATTGGTTATTAATGCTTTGAAAGGCGAAGTAGGTTCAGTTGTTTTGACTGCTAGTGAAGTAAACAACATTAAGCATGTTTTAGGGATCGACTTTTGGGATTCAACACTTGGCAAGAAAGAAGTGAAGTCTTTGGTGCGTGGCAAAGATCGTGCTCGTTTTTACATAAGTTTTAGGGCTAGCGGGACACATGCGGCTGAAAAGCATTGTTATTTCCCATTTCAAGTAAAAGAAATGGCAATGGAAGCTCAGAAGTCATGATTGATTTGTTTTTGATATACACAAAGGTGAACGGACTTTGAGTTCATCAACCTACGCATCCAAGAAAAGTAGGCGCTCGCAACAGAAGGTTCAAACTTCTGGTGAGCGTCTTATTTCGTGGTATCAAGATGTTGATATCAGCAGTATTGAATTTAATGAACAGCAACAAGAGCGATCACAAGAAGCTTTCCTTGAATGGGTTGGCGGTGATCAGACTGTTATTCCAATCCCGAATGATATCGTTTTGTCTTCACGATCCAAACTCGAGCGTGAGCCTGAAAATCTTTCTGTTGTTGAGCGCAAATTATATGAAGTTAACCCCTCAGATCGAGAATGGTTGTCCGAGCATTTTGCCGATCTTCCTCATTATTTAACTAAGTACTTCGCAAATCGATATGTTTCGATTTTTAAGAAGCAAGGCCGCTTTGCCGCAAACACTTTCATTCGTGAAAAAATGGTACCCGCGCATAGGCGTGTTCTGTTGGTGCTAGAGCAATACAAACAACTTCCTACTACTTCTAAGGTTGCTTTGCTGAGTGATGCTGTCGACGACGATAGCAATCCTCAGCAAAACAACTTTGAACAAGCGAACCAGCAAGCCTGTTTCGACTTCGAACAAGCCGAGAAAAATCGTAAACCTGTTAGAAGCAAAGTCATTGCCGAGCTAGTTGAGGATGAACTTCGAGATATGGCATTTAAAATTGTGTCTATCTTGATTCGCTATCAAACGGCACTGACTCAGACCATTGAATGTGAAACCGAGAACGGTGAGAACATTGCCGCATTAATGGTGTACAAACAGTGCGTTTCTTTGGTGCGTAGCTTTGGAATAAAAACACCAAGTGATGACAAGAAGATAGCGCCTGAAAATATCATGTCGTTTATCTCTAAGCTGAGCTGTGAAAAGTGGTGGTTTAGACGCTTAAAGCGCATTCGCAAGATTATGCGTGAACACTTAGCTATTGCTATGGGGCAAGTATCGGCAAAGGCGTCACCTTATGCTTCATGGGATTGCATTCAAGAACACCAAGTTCAGCAAAAGAAGAGCTGGGATTTCATTCAAGGCCAGCTACTTAGAGAAGAGACCACTGGCGAAGAAGTTGAAATGGAAGACATGGTGTTGAAAAGCATGTCGAACCCTGCCATTCGTCGTCATGAGTTAATGGTTCGTTGTCGTGGCTGTGAAGATATCGGCAATGAACTTGGCCTACAAGGTTTGTTCTTAACACTGACAACACCATCGAAATATCATAATAGCTATAAGAAAGGCGGCTTCATTCCACACTGGAACGGCGCGAGCCCACGTGAAGCACAAACCTATTTGAATAAGGTTTGGCAGCGCATTCGTGCTAAGTTAGGCCGTGATGAAATTCGTTGGTTTGGTATTCGCGTTGCTGAGCCACATCATGATGGTACTCCGCACTGGCATTTGCTGATTTGGGTTAAGCCTGAGCATGTGGCCAAGGTGCGGGATGTATTTATTCGCTATGCGGTTGATGAAGATAAAGAAGAACTTTACCCGTACTTCGATCGCAACGAAAAACGTGCAGCCAAAAAGCAGTCTATTCAAGGTCCATTCAATTATCAGCCTCGTTGTGACTTTGGGTATATCGACCCAGAAAAAGGCACAGCAACGGGTTACATCGCTAAGTACATTTCTAAAAATATTGACGGCTATGCCATGGGTGAAGAGGTTTCGAAAGAGACCGGGCAATCTGTGCAAGCGATGGCCAAAAACGTCAACGCCTGGAAGAGTCGTTGGGGTATTCGTCAATTCCAATTCTTTGGTGGGGCGCCGGTTACCACTTACCGTGAACTGCGCCGACTAGCTAGCCAAAACAAGAAAGCCTTTATGGAATACGTTTTCAAGCAAGAACGTGAAGAACTGGCTTCTATTTACCTCATGTCGATGTACCGTTTGATTGGTCCCTTTAAGCCTGCGCATGTCATGACGAATGCAGAGCTAGTGGCTGTGATTTCTGAAAACTATGAGGCTAGGGCTGATACTGACCAAGTGAATGTCGCAGGAACAATGAAAGCGGCCGACCATGGCAACTGGCAAGGCTACATCATGGGGCAGGGTGGCCCTTTCGTTAAGCGTGAGGATTTGCTGATCACGAACTCTTACGAAGTGCTGCCGTTTGCTTCTCCGCATGGCGAAGACGTTCGCAAGATAGAAGGTTTTGTTGCTGCAGGTGAGTTGGTTAAGACTCGCCTTAAGACCTGGCAGATAGTGACAAAAACTGAAAAGAGCGATGACGCTGAAGCGGGGGCTTTTGATCTTGCTCTTTCTGGAATCTCTGATTCCTCTCGGAGTTCTGTCAATAACTGTACGCTACCGCAGAAAGTACAAGTCAGCGATCAGCTTAAGCGATTATTAGAACCTTACTCAGTAGGTGGTGGGTTACCGCCAAACATTGATGGTTCAGCCCTAATCGCGCTGCAACAAGGCAGCTCAATTCGAATAGATGATGAAACGAGTATGAGAATCCGTCCTGCGGAGCACCTGCCATGTGGTACGGTTCGCCCAGCCCAGCTTGTTGAAGAGTATCAGCCCAAGCCAGATTTAAGCTGGTTACATGAATTCGAGGTAAAACCGCCTGGACCACTAACCGGAGAAGATGACGACTATGAATATGAACAACCTAATTTGTCGTTCTTTCCTGAAATCGACGAATGGCCGTTGATATGAAGCTCAGATTAGTTATCAGAATGAGGGGTGAATCTCGCTTCATAAAAACACTGTATGAATATTTATAAAAGTACTGTATATTCATACAGTCTTTTGGTTTGGAGTAGAGCTATGTCATTAAAACAACAGGACATATTTTTACAAGCGATGGAGTTCATTATAGATGCTGTAGCACTCAGCACTGAAGGTGAAAGCAGAGCTGATGTAGGTATTTATTTGATGAGTTTATTGGTTGCAGACCAAAGAGAAGAGTTGAAGCCTGAAAAATTAGACGCAATGAAGCAGCTAATTGAGATGGCTGATGGTGTAGGTAGTAATAGATTTAGGTTATGATTCTATAATTCAATTTATTGCATAAGGGTGATCTGTTTGGATAAGGCTATTATTGGTTTCATTGGTGGCGAAACCCCAGTCTGGATACTATTTGTGGTTCTAGTGGTAACTTTACTTATGAATCACAAAGATATTCTTCATACGCTTAATGATTTAAAAGCTAGTAGGTTTAAAAAATTGGAAAATGCAATCAACTGTGATTGGGTTGATGACGATAAGAAAGACATCTTTAAAACCGAACTATCTGAACTACATATTATTGAGGCGACTGGAATTAGAGCGCCTAGTGACGTTCGTGATAGGCTGCTCTATGTATACTGCCAAAAAAAAAGTGGTATTCGGTTAGAGCATTTTCAAAGGTCAGCGAAAGTACTCAGAATCGATAATGGTGAACTGAAATCTTCTATTGGCAATCTGCATAGGGGGTGGATGTATGTAGAAATTGGAATTTCATTGTTAATTTTTTTGGCTGTTATGTTTGTAATCGCATTGTCGATGTCGTTGTGGATAGTTGCGGGTCATCAAGTTGATTTTGAATTTCCATTCGCAGTTTTGTTGTACTTGCCCCTGTGCGCCTTATTGTTTTTTGATGGACTTACGGCTATCTCTCTTAAGCACGTGTTAGAGGAAGACAAGTTAACAATAAATGAAGATTCTAAAGAATTGAAAGCTGCTGCTTAAGTTCTTGGCGTTGATCCGGAGCGAGAGCTTTTACCATTTCAAAAGCTAGCTGAGAAGTCGTTTTAGCTGAAGGGCTGAGAGTATGACTAAAGGTTAGATTCATCACGAAAGAGTGGCCACATTCGGGGTCACTACAACTACAATATAAGTCGCTATAACCCGCTGAAATACGGTTTGATTTTTGTATGCGGGCTTTCTCGCCACACTCAGGACAAACTACTCTCATATGACACCATAAACCTATCGAAATGATATGCTCATAGTACTAAATCATGGTGGTGATTTATACACTCTCACAGCTTTGAGGCTGTCTTTTTAAGTTGTCGTGTTTATGTAGATTGATCATAACAGCCATACGATATAGAAATATTCTGAATTTTGTGAAATGAGTATGCATACATATGGTTTAAGTTTATGTAAGTTAAGATAAAATTTAGATATGGTTAGTTAAGGTGCTAAATCAAGTAGAATTATATAAATGCCTACCTTATTCTTTAAACAGATGGATGTTATGAAAAATATAGAGTTAATAAAAGAAATACATAAGCATTTGGATTGGAATCAATTATCAACAAAAGACTTCTGCTCTTGGGTTTTAGTTGTTGCTAATTTGGAGTTGAAGAGTGAAGACGATTGTAATGAAGAAGTTGCAAAGCTAATCATGCTAAAACTAACAACAACTCATTTTGATCATCTATCAATTGAAGAAATTTCTGTTTTATCTAAAGCATCTGGTATCAAATATATAAACAAGGTTGTTGATAAAATCGCAGAGGCTACAGCAGCAGAAGATGTCCAAAATAAAGGAGCAATGTTAGCTGGTATTATTATGGCAAAAGTAATGCCAGGAGTTGTCTCGATGAGTGATATGGAAGTTCAATGTTATGACCTTCTTCTTGGAGCTGAAAATCATATAATTGAAAAGGTACTCAGAAGCGTAGAGTTTAAAGACATCACTCCGAATAACCCTCGAATAGTCAAAGGTCTGGAAAATGTTGGAGGACCCTCGGTAAAAGCGATTTAGTCATGTACAAACCTAATAAATGGTCAAAGTACGAATCAATATTATATTTATGTATATAGTAGCCACCGTTTACGGTGGCTTTTTTACGTCAGTCATATAGCTCCACCGAAAGCACAGCCAACCCACGGAAAACGCACTCCTCCTCCCCACCTGAAGCGTTTTCGATCTCATTTTTTCGCAATTTAATTTCAGTGAAATTCTGGTGCCGCTATGGAAGGTTAACAAGCCGCGAGCCCTTTAGGAATAACGGGGCTTACCGCAATTTAGCAGCGCTCCAAATGGCTTACAGAGCGCCTAGTAAAATTGCGAAGAGTGCAAAAAATTGCAAGGAATTGAAATTCTGACGATCAGTGTTGATCTGGTTGGTTTGGTTAAGTGGATGAAATTTAATGATTTTTGTGTTTTAGGTCGGTTTTTTAATGATCGTTTGTGTTTTATGACGATCGTTTGAGTTGTATATCAGCCCTTATGAAGAAAGGGCTGAGCGTAAATTACAGTGAAAAACATAATTGCAAAAAACATCACGCTAATTAGGCCGCCACATTGTCCAAATTAAAGGTCAAATGCAGGTGTTCTGGTACTTCTGGGTCGCTGTTCACTGCATCCATGAACATTTCGCAAGCGGGTATCACTTCATTTTTACAGTAAACGTAATCGAATTTAATCGGGTCACCACGAGTGCCACCATTGGGAATGATAGCGGCCAGTTCAACAGGGAAGCGGTGACCGGTGATCACCTCTTGCGCGGTGACGTTTTTAATTTTCTCGTACTCATCTTTTGTCGCAATGTCGCCAACGGGTATCAATTGAATCCCTTTCTCGTTGCCGTTTGGAATGTTGATGAACATCGAGCGGAAGTTCCCCACGCCACGGCTTGAAGCCATCTTCTGCTTTAGGTCTTCCTCATCGTCTTTACTCAAGTTCGGGTCAGTCGCATAGAAGATAAAGCCCATGTGCAAACCGTTTTTATAGTAACGGCGACGGAACGTTGTGGAGTCCTGGCTAAGCAAAGCCGACTGGACACAACCAAGGTAATCCGGTCCACCGTAGACTTGCTGCACTGGGTCATATTGTTTGATGAAAATGATGTCTTCTTTCTTGTAACTCTTCTGTTTGTCGTCTCGCTCTAGGAAAGCAAAGTCACCGTTCTTACGTTTACGTAAATACATCGTAGGGATAGGCCATAGCCCAATGACTTTACCAAAGTAGTTACGAAGCTTAAGCAGGGCAGTGTCACCAAATTCTAAGAAGTCATGTACGGCTGATTGCATTTGTTGCTTCTGCATTCCACCTTGGGTGTAACGGCCCGCAATCATGTTACGGCGAGCCATTAAGATAGAACCGTGATAAGCGTTAGCCCGAGTCAGTTTATTCAAGCCCGCTCTATCGAGTGGCGGTTCCCAGTAGTTCCCATCCTCGTTGTAGTAAAGCTCGTTGTATTCGTAGTTGGTGAAATCACGGTCCATGATTTCTGGCTCACCAAAGCTAAACATCAAGCTTTCATCATTAGCGGATTCTTTCGTGATTATTTCTGTTGTCTGTTCAGTCATTGATTTACATCTGCCAAGTTGATTTACGTTTTTCAGAGTGATCGAGCGGCTCATTAATGCAGGCATGGGAAATCGCCCAAAAGGCATCGGCAT